GCTTGTCTTTGTATGCCAATACTCTCTTTCGAAAATCTAAGCTGTAACCCATCTCATTTTATGCCTTGTCATCTTAGGTTTAGATATTATGTCATATTAATATGATTTAGCTATAATCACCCGAATAGCAAACTCACGTAGCTTCTCAACACCAATAAACCCAATGGCACCCCCGATAGCGGGTGCAAAATTGGCAGGAATACCAAACATCTCTAATCCGCTGGATACGCTCCATGACAGCGCACCACAGAGCAGAGCCTCGACCCAGCGGTTCTTTCGTTCCACGCCGTCATAAATCAGGCGCCCGTAACAAATTAATGCCGCCAAAACAGAGCCGGATATTTGCGGCCATGAGTTTTTCAGGCCGTTTAATATGTCAGCCCATAAATCAGGATTTTCTTTCATCTTCATATTCCACCCCATCTGAGCAATGGGCGTCCGTGGGGTGAACGATGGTTACCCCTGTGAGTTAGTTAAAAGTAATGGGTTAATAGTTAAGGTAAGCTGTTAGATCAGCCAAAGATTAACCAACAATTGGAGGGATGGCTGATTACCTCCGAACAAAGGAAAAAATATGATTGTCATTGGCGGGCATAGAATGTCACCAGAACAAAATTTTCTTTATGACAAGTCCCAATTAAGCTATGAATTAACTGTTGCAATAATTGAATTTCTTATCTCAGAATCCGCTAATCCAGAAGAGACAAAGAAGAAGTTAGAAAAGATGGTATTAAAACACGTCTCAAGCCACGCAAGGGGACATGCTGGCAAGGACTTAATCAACCTTCTGAAATAGCAAATCAAGGTGCAAGTGATTGCACCTTATTAATATGATTCACAAATTCTAACGACTTACTTTTAGCCCACTCTGTTGCTCTGAGTTCAAAATCTGAAAACGTCGATCTTTCATCATAGTCTTCGACATAAAATAATTTTACATGAGGCGTTTCATAAAAAAGGACTTCATCTTCTTTTTGCAGGCAAACATAAACATCGGCTTCTAGTGTTGCCACTCGTTTAGAAGAAAAAGACAATATGCTTTGCTGTTTCATGCCATCATTATTTTTAAGTTCCAATCTCGAATTCACTTTAGGGAAATTTACTATAATCTTCATCATTCACCTCGTTAGCGAGTTAATAGGTTGCCAGCCGCAATAGGAGAGACTGAGGTTCTGGGGGTGATTGCGGTGGCAAATTGGGCAATAATCAATTTCGAGCGCCCAGATATAGACGCTCTGTATTGGTTATTGTATGGGGCCAGCTACAAATCCATGCTGACCTCGACATACTGTGCGAACCGTGTCACCTGTCAGCGTGGTGATGTAGGCCTGATCTGTCTTCTTGATCTCGTGATTAATCAAATTGCCGTTCTGGGTATGTTCGACACGGGCAATAACGCCCCCAGCGACACCTTTCGGGTAAAACTCCAGACGGTACATGTCTCCCAAGATCCATGACTCTTCTACTGAACGACCATTTTTTTCTGTGATTAGCTTTAGTGCGTACATGGGTAATTTCCTCATTGCGTAGGTAACAAAAAAGGCCACTGAGTGACCTTCGATATAATTTGGTGGAACCTCTCGGAATCGAACCGAGTCCTGATGCTCTTCAGGCATCCGCGCGAACCCTCTACGCCAAAGTTCCAGATACAAAAAAAAGCTACGCCATGCGCAGCCTTGAATAATGAGCCGTTCGGAATTCCGAACTATTTGAATTTGTTCCGATGCCGGAATTCCGATAACGGGGATTTTGAACTACTGTATTTTTTGCAGGAGTTGAATAAAACCATCGAATTCATCTTTCATGAGGGTGTTCTCTATATTAATTCGAGGTGTTGCTACAATACCGTCATCCAGACGGCAGCCTGAGTGGACGCGCCTTAAGCAGGTCTTCAAGTCCCTAAAAGGGAAACAAGGGTATTCTCTGAATTGAAGTTAGTGCTGAACTTATTTACCGTTCGGCTTCTCTCTTGCCGCCCAATAACGATCATGTTCTTCCGATGTGGCCTTTTGGTCTTCGAATGCATCACCAATTTTCAGTCCATCAGGTAAAAGCGCCCAAGCAACATAAAAATACCGAGGCTCAAATTCTTCCCCTATCCACCGATATATGCCTGAGTATTCGCCTTCATCCCAAAACGTGACATAGCCAATATGCCAGCCATCGCAAGGATTTAAAACCAGTACCTCTTTACCATTCATATCAAAGGTAGGTTGCTCAGAGGCAGAACGAATAACTAAAGACTCTGTGATTGGTGTAGACATTTATCCCCCTCCAGAAAACAAAAAGCCCCGCGAGTGCGAGGCTGTATTCAAAGCACCTGTATTATTTCACAACACGGATCGTTTTGGCATCAATCTCAATACTGGTCCAGTCTCTATCCACTTCACCTTCGATACGAACTTTATCGGTCGGCGTGACCGTCTGACCCAGCCAAATTTTGTCATCAATGTCAACATAAACAGAGCCGGAGTTATCCTTGAACTCATAGAGTTCGTGCCCAACCTGTTTAACAATATTACCTTCCAGAACAACCCATGAGTCATCATGAAGGGATTTTGCTTTAACAACGTTGGTCAGGTCGAAAGTTGGCCCCTTAAATCCACCCTGAGAATAGCCGGCGCCGTCTGGGGAAACAAAACCGCCCTGCTGCGCTAAAGCACCAGAAGAGAGGAGGCTGAGAATAATAGCACTCAGTGTTTTTTTCATGATTTTCTCTTTGATTGTGTGTAGGCAAAAAACCCCGCCGAAGCGAGGTAAAATGTCTGAAATAAATAAACCAGTAATAACGCTATATCACTGTTTCTCGTCTATCGAGAAAAGCCAATAAGCTACGTGACATAGCTATCACTCTTATCACAATATATCGACTTTTGTAATTACGCAACCTGATTGACGACTTTTTTTTGTACGCCTTTATCAAATTCCAAAATAACCCCGGAAACCGCCAAAACGCCTTCAATAAATCCCTCGGCCGCCTGTAATCTTTTGGCAACTTCGTTATGGGATATGCCTAATTTATTGCCCATCATCCTTAATGGCAGTGCCTTAATGTAGTGCATCACGATCAGTTGAAAATAATAAGCGTTGTGCTTCTTCAATCGCAAAACAGCCGCATCAATCGCTATCCCGTCATCATCACAACATTGTGCACGGCTCTTTCGGGTACTGGCCGTCAACCCTTTGAACCCCGCCGCAATGGGTGACCAATCAACATCACTACTCCCTTCGTTAGCCCATGCGCCCCATTGGCTGAGTGTCATCCGCATATCACGCATTATGCTGTCTCCGCTGTCTTTTTCACAAATACCCTTTCTCTGGCTTGGCAACCTTGTTGTAGCAAGTCGTTAAAATCCCCCATATCGGGGTATCTGACGCTCACCTTTTCAATATCGTTGTTAGCCAGTAAATTCTTATTGGCACATATATATGCAGCCGCTTCTCCTGTAGCGCTCCAGTCGTTATCTGCGAAGATAATTAAATGCTTAACTCCCCTGGGAACCAGAAAGCGCTCCATAAACCCCGCGTTCACCACTGACCACGTATTCACCCCGTAGATTTGCTTACAGGACAACGCGGTCTCGATGCCCTCAGCAATCCCCAATGTCGAATCAACAGGAAACATACGTATCGCGGGCGACTGAGCATGGTCGCGATAGCTATCTTCCTGCATGGCATCCAGTTTCTTTTGCGGGGTAATATCGGCCTTTCTATCGCCATCAAGGTAGGTGCGGTGCAGATAACACAGCGTACCTTTAGCATCCGTCACCAATGACCAGATAGCCTGTAGCTTCCCGTTACGGACAGGCTGTTCGGCGCAGTACTTCACATTGTCGGCGGGTAGAACATGAATACCCCGATTTCGCAGGTAGGCTTCGCCCTGCGTGCCTTTCAGATTGGATAAGTTGGTGGCATAGCAGGCGGTCACTCTGTTTCTGAATGTGGTGATATTGGTCTCTTTTTTCACCACACTGCGCTTATCCGACTGGATACCCAATAGCAGATCAATCTCATCGGCCAGCGCCTTATACTCTTTCCCCTGCGTCAAGGTGAGTAACTTCCAGCCATCCCCTGCGTTACAGGTGCAGATGAACGTTCCCCTGCCATCCCGATCATCAATACGAAACTTACCTTTTCGCCCACATATCGGGCATTTCCCTTTAAAATGATGCTTGCCTGTCACAGGCGGCAATTTGTAATAAGCGAAGATCTCAGGCCAGCGGCCAATAACGGCATCGGCGGTTTTTATTCTGTTCATCGTGTTTCTCCCTGTCGCATACCAAAGCGTTCACGGATATCGCTGACCCGGCGTTGAGCAACCTCAAGGCGCATTTCCTGCTGTTCGTGGCGGGACTGCTGTGTTTGTTCCGCTTTCTTGCGGGATTTCGCCCACGCAATCTGTTTATGTTTAATGAAATTATTCACTTCGGGTGTCAGCTCCTGTGGGGTGTCGTGGAACCCACGAGGCCAGACGCCGAACTTGTCTTTAAAGGTGTTGGATACCCAGCCATCACTGATCGCCTTGCCCTGTGAGGCTCGCTGGTTCTGGTAGTACTTTAATTGTGAGTAGAAGCTCTGCTTTTCGGCCTGCGTGTAAACACGTTCTTTCTTGCTGAGTTTTTTGATGGTACGACTGGTGTCTACCTCAATATCTTCACCTGACAATGGCTTGAAGTCGCATTTCGGGCAGACATAAACGCCCGCGGGTTTCATGTAATGACAAGAGGGGCATTCTTTAGGTAACTTCTCGCGTTTCTCCTGCTCACGGTAGCTATCACGGGTTTTCATGCCATCGTTTTTATTGGGCAGTTCGTCATACTCGATATCATCGGGGTAACCGAGGCGATGAACCGTGCCGGAGTGATCAAGAATGATGCACCTGTCCTTACCCTTAGCGATACGCAAGCCCCTACCGAGTGTTTGAAGCCATCTAATTTCTGACTTGGTGGGACGGGCATAAATGATGCACCGGACATCACTGTCAAAACCCGCCACCAGCACGCCCACATTGACGATAATTTTCGTTGCACCCTGCTCAAACCGATGGATAATCAGATCTCTTTCTTCGGGCGGCGTACTGGCAGTCATGACTTCCGCGTTAACCCCAGCGCGATTGAATTCGACCGTGATAAAATTGGCATGGCTGACATTGACGCAAAAGCAAATCGTGGGTTGGTTCTCGCCCAATTTCAGCCAGCTACTAACGATGTCACCGACCAAATCAGCCCCGCACATGATTTCGGCTATCTCATCTTCCTTGTAGTCACTACCGTACTCAGCACTTTGAGTGGATTTCACCCCGGTTAAATCAGGCTTGGTGGGTGCATAGAACTCATAACTACTCAGATCACCACGCTGGATTAACTCTTTTATCGTGGTCGGCTTAATCAGCTTCTGGTAGTAGTGACCGAGGAACGGTGCAAACGGTGTGCCTGATAACCCAATCACCGGCATCTCACCATCACGGATAATTTCCAGCATTCGCTTACGGCGCAGGTGTGCTTCGTCAATGATCAACAGATCGATATTGTCAGGAAACTCACGGCGAATGATGGTATCGGCCGAAGCAATCTGGATTAATCGGGTCGGGTCATAGTTCGGATGGTCACGCCACACATAACTGATTTCGTGCTCTGGCAAACCATACTCAATAAAGCGGGTTGCTGTTTGGTCTACGAGGATCGTATACGGCACACAGAACATGACACGCATTCCACGGGATACATAACCATCAGTAACGAAAGCCGCCAGCCCTGTTTTACCTGAACCCGTGGGGCTGTACACCATGAAAGTACGGTGCTGCTTCCAGTCCTGACGCAACATGTTTAAAGCGCGTTCCTGTGCAAAATTGGGGGTAATTTCTAGCATGATGTTACTCCCTTTATTTTTCTGAGTTGCTGTGCCATAATCCGCGCAGGTAATCGAGCCTCAGATACTCTGATTCCTGCCGCAAGAACCTGAGCAGTTGCACCCTGCAAAGTTTGGCTGTTCGGTTTCTTGCACCCTCTTACACTTCCATTCTTCGTTAACATTGATACCCTCACTTGAATAATTTCCACTGCCAGAGCACAACCTTTCCTAACTTCTGTGACTTCTCAGCCCTTGCTAGCACCTGAACTTGGTGGCACGGATCACATCAACCCCGTTCACGCAATAACGCAGAGGTTGTTTGCCATCTTTGAGCAGCACGAAGCCGGATATGCCAGTGGGCAGCTCGCTTAATTTCAACAGTGATCGTTTACGCGGTGATCGGTTGTCAGCCTCGATAGCGCATTTCGCCCCTACGTGAGTGGTCACCATGTAATCGACGCGACCATTTCGGCCATCGCTTAATCCGGTCACGGTGAAATTCTTTTGCAGGAACCAACCTTGCTCACGGATCTTTGCGGTGAGTACCGCTTCAAAGTTCTGCATGTCGGCGACAGTGAGAAATTGCTCTTCCAGCAAGGTGATTAATTTTTCTTTCAGTTCTGTGCTCATTTTTGTTTCCTCAATGGTTATTTTGTATCACTTCGGTAGTACGGCGATTTTTGAAACCCTATTAGTGCACTTAATTAACTTATGTACTCCCTACTGAGATCTATTTAAGTAATGTGTTCTTACTTGGCTGTGCTTTACCTTACTGAACTCTCCAAACCCCCCTTACCCCCCTGGTTCTCTTCTCTATTCGTGTACTAGCAAAGTGATACATGTGAACCCCTAAATTTGATCACGGGTTAACCACCTTCAACGGCTCCGATGTATAACCCTGTGCCGCTCTCTCATACTTGACGACAAATTCCCTGAGCCGGATGTTGGCAGCTCGTCGTGCTGCGTTGTCTTTGCGGTATGAAACGGGTTCCTCATCCCATGCCGCCTGATACACTTCTGAATACTTGGCAGTTATCTTTGCCCGTGTGCTAACCCGTAGTTTCCCCAGCATTTCCTGAATCCATGCGCCATCGTCTGGGTAGAAATGCGATGGCATGGTCACTTTGATGTAGTCAGGAAAGTGCCCCATAACTAAATCCCGATCACAGACAACAACCACACGCCCCAGATCGGAATGACCACCAGCGCCAGTACATAAACAACCACCAGCTGAATGTTATTCATGACCTGCCTCCGTGGGTGGTGGAAACACTTTAGGCAGATCAGGGCGTAGTTCGTGGGCTTGGATGGCACCGTTTGAAAACGCCACAATGTCAGGAACCAAAGAGACCGAAACTCTCTTTTTTTTGTGTAACCATGAACTTATAAGCGATTGCCTACACCCCAAGATTTCGGCTAGCCTCGTTTGGCTGCCCGCAATTTTTATTATTTTTTCTATTGCTACGTTCTTCATTTATCCCTCCGTTAGCTCTACAGTGATAATATTATCACTTTAAATATAAATCAATCACTATGGATATATTTGTAAAGCTATCACTTTGGAGATAGAATTAGTTAAAAAAGTAAACGAGGTAGCTATGACTCTTGCAGATAGACTGAAAGAAGCCATGAAAGAGAAAGGACTCACTCAATCAGCCCTTGCCAGGGAAGCTGATTTAGCTCAATCCATGATATGGAAATTACTCTCAGGAAAATCCGCCAAAACAAGTAAATTGGTGGATATAGCAAAGGTTCTGGGGGTTCGCCCTGAATGGCTTAGTGATGGAAGCGGTGCCAAATATCAAACAGACGGTTCTGATGTGGTCATTATGCATTCTAACCATTCAGTGCCAGTAAAGATCTATGATGAAGAGCAAGAAACAAACGAGGCATTCATGGTGCCCGTGCTTTCGGAATCACTAACTAACTTTGACTCATGTCGGGCTTACAGGATCACTCAAAATACTGGCTGCACTGAGGCACCAGAAGGGACATTAATTGTTGTTGATAAATCAGAGAAGGCCGCCAATGACGATCTAATTTATGCGCGCATAGGAAAAAATTATTCTGTTTATCGCTATGTAAAAGGTGGTTCTACGGATTTTTTATCTGTTGATGACTCCAGAGTTCCACTAATTCCCATGTCGGCTGACGTTGAATTAGTTGGAGTTATTATATATTTATTTCGTGAAATGAAACGAAGACGATAATTACCATCCTCAACTTCAATCGTCCTTGCATAGCCTCCTGGGTTCACTCGAAACACTTCCAAATCATCCCCCCTTTCGTCTAAAGCACTGTTTTTACATACAGTGCTTTAAATCTTACTTAAATTCACGTAATTATCAAGGCAAAAAACAATTTATCTATCATTGAATTAAATCCATTCAATTTCAATAGCATAATAGAAAAAATAAATTTTTATCACCATAGGTATAGACTAACTAAATCTATAGTGATAATGTTATTTACAGCAAGGTGATAAGATTAATCACCAAGAGTTAAAGGAGGTTTCAATGAAAACATTTATCTTCGCAGCCATTGAGCGTTCTAACATGAAACAAACGCGTCCTGCATGTGTTAGGGCTCAGGCGAGTGACAGGGAAGAAGCAAAAAGGTTGTTAGCACCCGTATATGTCATTTACGGATGGATGGGACAAATTGTTGACCGTAACTCTGGTTAATTTCTAACAAGAAAATTGGAATCAGTGGATATCATAATTTAAATAAAAAAGAGCCTTATTCTATGGATATAAAAAATAAAAGTGAATTCAAAAAACACATACTTATCACTTATATGGCAAATCAAAAACATGAAGAACCAATTCCCAATTATTCTCTAGAGGTATTCCAAGACTGTGTTTATGTACTTTACAAAAGAAATGGAAGATATATGTATCTAGTTGATGTCTTCTTATCTTATGAAGATGCCAATAAACAAGCCAAAGAAATATTAGATCTAAAATATAAACTTAAAAATAACGTAAAGTGGAAAATTGATAATCCGAAAAAATTAACTGAGGTCAATCATGAATAACAAAACAAACACGCCCCATATGTGTTAAAGCTCAAGCACGCGATGAACAAGAGGCAAAAAGGTTGTTAGCACCCGTATATGTCATTTACGGATGGATGGGACAAATAGTTAATTGTAACCAAGATAAATAATATTAATTTTGAGGGGATAAAAATGAAAAAATCAGTAACTAATATCAATAATACTTTGGTGACTGAGATAAACAATAACCAAATTAAAGGGCAGCAATCGCTACCCTGTGGCGATAAGCCTTTTATTTACGCAGCTAATTTAAATCTTTATGAACTTATTGCATGGCTTCAAAATGAACTTAATACACTTAATAACCGTGAAAGAACGCTTTGTATTATATCAAAAGCAGTCGATTCACTGGAGCTTGAAATTAATTCTCTTGTTGCTCGTCAGCCTTTTTCAGAGTCTGTTCACCTGAGCCAAGAATCCAATTTACTTTTAGATTCCAATCAATGCCAGATGCGTCTTTGTTCAGCTTTAAACCATTTACGTAGCTTTGGGCTTTCTGAGGTAGATTTTCCGGGGCAAGGTCTTTCAGAAGAGCAAAGACAATCCATTCGAGCGGATTGGTTTCCAGTTCCCGAAGAGAAACTTGATACCGAGTAAACAGTAAATGTTTAAGAGCCTTATCACCTCTTAGCGGCTCAAATATTGTTGCATGCTGTTTTCGGTATTCATAGCTAACTATTTCAAGCAATAAAATTAAATAAGAATGTATTCTGGCGCTATCAGGATCACCTTTGGAAATTATGTTTTGGCTGGTGTAGCTGGCGCCATACGAAGGGAAAATAGCTTTTTGAATCTCTATAAATAAGTTCGAATAAACAGACATAAATAAATACCTTCTTGGCTGTTGTAGGGGGCTACCAAGAGTACCACCACCTTAAAGGTAAGATAAAAAGGTAAATCAGCATAATATGATCAAGGAGACAAAAATGTTAACCCTAGCTCGCCGTCCACAAGAAAAAATCATGATAGGTGATGATATCGTAATAACAGTATTCAGCAAGAATATAATGAGGCAGAGTGATATGAAAACAAAAATATCAGTTGGTGATAAATCTTACTTAGAGAATGCATTGGAAATTAATGAAGAAATGCAGGCTTTATTAGCGCCATTATTAAAATTAGCTGAGGAAGATATAGATACCGATGCTTATTTAAAGTTACGAGCCGCGCATAGGTTGTCAATGTGTCAGTATCGTGACCTGAATGCATTAAACAATAACTTCGAATAAATATATCAGGGTGAAATATGAATAACAATCTAAAAACAGTCGTCGAAATTGCAGAAGAAATTGAGGCATCAATATTTCCTGTACTCACTGCAACTCAAAATGAAGCCGCACCTGATACTTATTTAATGTGCCGTGGTGTGCATCGTCAATCAAAGGTATTAGCTGAAAAATTAAGGGAAGCAAACGAGGGGGATAAAGAAAGTAATAATATCAAATTAGATATTGAATTAGAGTTAGCTAAGAATGCAATCGAAAAACTAAGATCATTATTGAGCGCAATGATTGATGTCCGTGGAGATGATGACGACGCAAATTTACTTCTTATTGCGATAGATTTAGCCTTTGATGCCGGAAAAGAAATAGCACGAGTCAGAGGAGTTGAATATCAATGAATAATATCTACAAACATGTTCGTGTCAGTAATGAACGCATAACAGAAATGATTGATAGTGATTTACAGTTCTTAATGTCTTCAAGTGATGATGTAATAGATGGTTTAACAAAAGGCATGACATCTATTGGTAATTTAGTACAAGCGGCAATTAACAGCGAAGAATATTCACAAGATGATGCAATGACTGACCTTGGTAAGATATCGCATTTATTAACCATATTGCCACTTATTGTTAAAGCTGAATATGAAAACTATGTAACAGCAAGCTGTGAAAAAAATCGCAGACGAAAAATTAAAAAAGAAGCGAAAATAATCCAATCAATAAGGAATAACCAATGACAACCCTAAAACCTATCGAAATCGCCACAGGCCAAGATATTACTATTGAACTACGTGAAGTCTATGTCGTTCGTGGCGCTAACAAGGCTTATCTAACTGAGAGCGGCGCACTAAATAAATTAGCTTACGTTCGAGCTCAAAGACAGTTTGACGAGGAAGACAGGTCAAGTAACTTCCCTGCCATAAAAGTTAAACAGGAAGACGGAACCACTAAGTTACGTCGTGGCAAAATGCGCCCTGAATTCATAGAACGTCACGCTCAGGTACTGGAGGAACTGAAAGCCGATGTCAGGCGAGAAAGGGAAAGAATAGTCCTACAGAAAAAGTATTCAAAAGCAATGAATGAAATTAATTCATTACATGAAAAGATATCTGAGTTAGAAATACAAATAGCCGAATTAGAATAATAAAAACAACAAAACAAATTTAATTACAGCGCCATCGCTGGGGAATCGATCACGCTGAATTCAGACTGATTATAAATAAGGAGTTAGGAATGAAAGATGTAAGTTATATAGCAGTAGCAAATAAAGCAATCCAAAAAGAGAAAGAAGAAAAGTACGATCTGGCGGCCGAATATTGGGGGAAGGCTAAAAATTTAGCCACCAATTTAAAGAATCAACTCTGGACTGAATATCGCCAAGAGCATAACGAAAAAAGACATTCATTACATCATAGCCATAGTACAGCATTAAGAAACCAAAAAGAAAATGGGCGAATGTACGCTGCATTAAAAAGGCACATGAAAAAACAGGCGGTGAATAATGACAGTATATGAACAAGCAATACAAAAAGCCAAAGAATTAGAAAGCCAGAATTTATTTCGTCGCGCTGCTGATAAATGGGGTAAGGCGCTTTCATTATCTCAGGATAGAAAACAAGAAAAAGAGTGCACCAAGAATAATTTGCGCTGCGTTCGGAAAGTACAAGTGACTGTTCGGGAGAGATGGTAATGAGTAATAAAAATATGACAATAAAAGAAGTTATCGAGTATTTAAAAGAAAATAATAAAGGTTGTCCGGCTTGTCTTCTAGATGAAGAAAGAGCAATAACCAATTACCCGCCATTAACCGATGCAGAAAAAATGGAATGTGCAGAGTATATGGTGAAAAGACAGAGAACCCTTATTGCTAAGGAATACTTAGTTTCATGCTACGAGCGATTTGGTTTAAACACAAACGGTAGCTTTATATTCATTCACGAAAATTGCGGTGTTGAATTAGATGCCGATGCTATTGAAACACTGCTTATTCACCAAATCGAAAAAACGATTCTAGAGGTTAACCCAATCGAAAAATATATCGCCTTATGGCGTTTCTACCTCGGTAATGAGGTTAACGAAAAAGAAAACAGTAGTACATGGATGCGTGATTTTATCGATGAAGTGTTTATCGGTGGATTCAAGTTATTTACTGCTGAACCAGCATCACCAACTGCACATTGAGAGACAAAATAATGACCAAGAAAAATGAATTAGTTCCAGTATCTGCCAAAGAATTACAGATTGTTGAGTATCGCGGTCAGCGTGTTGTGACTACCGAACAATTAGCTGCGGGGTATGGTGCGACAGAAAAAATGATATCCAATAATTTTGCCAGAAATGAAGAGCGCTTTATTGAAGGTAAACATTTCTATTTAGTCAAGGGCGATGAATTACAAGAACTTAAGAGGTTACCCTCTTTAAGAGGGTTGGTTAGTAAATACACAAGTCAATTCATCCTCTGGACAGAACGCGGCGCGGCGAACCACTCCAAGATGCTAGAAACCGACCAGGCTTGGAATTACTTTGACGATCTGACTGAGTTCTACTTCACTCGTCGCGACAGCATCACAACGGAAGCTGAGTTACTCAGTAATCCCGCGAAGCTACGTTCAATGCTGTCTGTGTATGCCGAGAACGTCGAGCGTCTTGAGGGTGAAAATAAAACCCTGAGTGCCACCGTGGACAGTCTGGAAAAGCACTTTACCAAAGGTATAACTATCCCCGCCTTCTGTAAGGGTTTGAATGGTGTGAATACCACCAAAATCATGTGGTGGGCAATGGAGCGCAATTGGCTCTACAACGAACAGAAAGACCCAGAGAAAAAGCCGCGCTGGCGTGTCGCTTCTTATGCCCGTGATCGCTATCTCACCGAAGACGAAAACGAAATAAAGCCTCATGGACAAGATCCCTTTATCACCCGCACCGCCGTGTTGCTGGAAAAAGGCTGCCATCGCCTCTATGCCCTGTACATGAAAGGTGAGCTTCCCATGAAGAAATCATGGAACGGCGAATACCAACACGACAAAGCAGTTTATACACCGGAGGTTAAGTCATGATCATTGATACCAATTTATTACGCGCTGCCTTGGTTTGTGTAGCCAAAGATGAGCAGGCAGAAAAACACCCCGGATTAACCGGGGTACATATCACCCGGCAACATATTGAAGCCACAAACGGGCACGTACTGGTTCGCATGGAACTTAAGGAGGAGAGCGGCACTTTCTTTGATGATAATGAGCCTACTGACATCGATCTGATTATCCGGTTCTGCGGCGGTATCCCAGAGAAGGCCTGTTTCACTGAAATCCAATTCGATGATGCAACAAGAGCCTTTCATTTGGATGAAGATAATAAAACTTTTAGCTTTACTCGCCTGGAGGTAATCAAGGGGCGCTTCCCTGACCTGGATAAAACCATCCCGATAGAGAAGCAAAATGTAGCGCCACACCTTCGCCTTGAGTATCTGGCTTACCCATATTTGATGTTTCGCAACGGCGTTGTACTTATAGAATCCTCCGGCATGGAAACACCCTGTCGATTCCGGTTTAGTCCTCTCACAAACAAACTTTACGGCAATCCTATTTTTGTAGTTCAGCCACTTTATGAAAATGCCTTCGAGCTTGCCGAGCAAATAGTGAGAGAAGTGGAGGCAGGTCGTGACAAATAAGCACCGCCAGATGGTGGACATTAACGACGAACTGGTCAGAACGGTAGTCCACATCGACGACGGCAGGGATTACACCAAGCGGCATATCCACCGCATGAGACGTAATCAGCATATTCACGAGGGCATCTGCCCCCCTCTGCCACCCGCACCCAAAGTGGCAGAAATAAAGATAACACCAATAAAGAAAGGTAACAGCGTAAGACGGGGTAAAAAATATGAAAGGTAAATTACTACCTGTGGTTGTCGGTGTTGAGATTCCTCTTGATGAGTTCGGGCGTTACAACCTGAACACATTACATAAGGCCAGTGGCGAAGGTAAGAGCAAAGCGCCTAACAAATGGTTGGAAACCAAGCAAGCCAAAGAACTTATTAGGCAACTCGAAGCTAAGTTATTGAAAACGTTCCAGACCCCGAATTCGGGGTCTGCTCATAAAGTAATCAATGTTATCAATGGGGGAATGTCACCCGGCACATTCGCTCATGAGCTGATAGCGGTTTCTTACGCGGGATGGATTCGGCCGGATTTTCAGCTTGATGTGAACCAGGCATTTATCGATTTCAAATCGGGAAATTCAGGCATCGGGATTAATGCCCTTCCTTCTCTCGATCACATGGTTGGAAGATTTGATGAGTTACGCCACCAGCTCGCACGGGATGAAAAGAACGAAGCGGAACTGCTTTCTATGTGCAGCCAAATCATGAACGCACGAAAAAAGACCAAAGGGAAGCGCCAGAAAATGATTAGCGCACTGGAAGAAGCAGGCCAGATGGCTATCGACCTTAATAGCGGAGAAGAGCAATGATCAGCATCGATAACGCACAGAATGAAATGGGTTTATCCGGTCATATTGACGACGGGCGCGAGTGGGTTGATTGGTTATTGAAGAAGGTGGAGGAACAACAGCCAGAATTGCAATTACCAGAGCATATTTTATGTCCTACTGCTCCAGAATATATATGGCTACAGACCGATCCCGAACCAGAAGAAGAAGGTAGGCCTGTGTATCCAGATAACGGAGTTGAAATTACATGGTGCTCCGACTGGATAAACCCAACAGACACTCTTTATGTCAGGGCAGACCTAATTAACAGAGTGAGGAGAACAAGATGAGTAAAAGCCTAATGGATACCGCCACTCTGTGGGAAATAACCAAGCATTTACTCCGCGAAGAGTACGGTAACAGCGTGAGAATAACTATCACCGAGCTGGATAATATGATCGATAAAACCATTCATTCTGCCATACATATTGCTCAAATGGTCGGCTATGAACTTAAGCAGAAGGGAGAAGGCAGCGGTGATCAATAACTCATTCCACCTCACTCAAATCATCGCCTCAGTCTGGGGCGATCCTGCTGATATCACCGATGCAGTATGGCAAGCAGGATACCGTAAGCCAGAGCGGGGAGAAAAGGAAATCGCTGAGCTGATTATTGACGTGATGAACGGGGTGCCCGATGAGGTGCCCTACTCTGAAAGGCCAAGGAGTTTGGAGGATATTCTCACTACGGAGCTGTATACCATCATTTTTGAAGGGGCATGGAGTGACACGGTAACGCCTGCAAAAGTAGCTAAAACAATTTTGAAGAACGGGTATCATAAAGAGGTTAAGTGATGGCAGAATCAGATTATATAACCACTAGCGAACTAGCCAAAAAGTTACGAGTAAAGCCTAAGAGCCCATTCGGAATCTTTTTTGAACGTAATTGTTTTTCCTGTATTCTGTCCGCCCAAATAAGATAAGTGCCTATATAAGTGACCTGCTGGAATGAGA